ATGGAAACTTATGATATATATTTTAAAGAAGGTAATGATTTTGCTAATAAAGGATTTTCATTGAAAGATAAGGCTAAGGCCATTAGAATGGCGGAAGATATGTTGGCTGAACGCAAAGGATATGTGAAGGATTTTGTTGGAGGAACTATTTCCGTAATGTGTAAAGAAACGAAAGAGGAAGTTTGGTCCAAGCCGATAGAGGAGGTTTAATGCAATTTTTACATCTTTTTTTGCCTTGCCAATCATAGAGTTGTGAAATACAGTGCTGTAATTGAAATGGTACGTAGCCGTTAATAGCAGCAACCCTTGGTTGTATTTGTGGTGGATTTGTTATTGGCGGACATGAATATTTCTTTCTCTTCTAGGATATTCGGTATATTTCTCCTTTCATGCTTTTGCCGGACTGATATAGATAATGCCGGGTAGCACTTGATAGGACGATGATTGTTCTTTTACTAAGATGCTTCAGTATGACTTTTTTCCGATCCTATCCATTCTTGACATATAGTTGTTATTCATAGCTAAATACACCGTATTCCCAATGAAGCTTTCTGTGGGGATCCCTTTGGTGTTCGTGTAACTATTGTGACTGTTATTATGCCGATGGGGTATAGTATTGATACAACAATGATTTTTCATAATAACTTTTAACTTATGATTTAGATAGCTCCGACTTGTCACAAATCGGGGTTATCCGCTTGTTATGCTATTAAACTTGGTCAGCTATTGGTTAACAATTTCACGCAACAGTAACTCTTTGGAGTAAAAGTGGCAAATAAATTTTTTGTTCACATGAAAAAAAACTTTCCCAAAAGCTTTGTATTATTGATTTTCTATGTATCTTTGCATCGTTATTATTTCTCGGGGTATTAGCTCATCTGGCTAATTTTTTCTACTTCTTAATCTGCTGTTTGTCACCTATTTATATTTTTCGTTTTCGTTTGATGTTGAAACAATGTTGAAACAAAGGAGATTTTCATGTTAAAGCCGGGAAATGATGCCCGGCTTATATTGTTGGTTTGGAACCGCCACTTATTTTGGTTATAGCGTCATGCTCTGTGTTTTTTCTTTGTTTCTCATCCTCGTCTTTGAGATACTTGTTCCTTATATCTTTGATGTCGTTTGTCATTCCCCATACTTTGAAGAAGAGGATAATTTGCAGTACTCCGAATATTAGGAGTATGATTTAGGTGTAGTTGTAACAAGCAGTGCATAAAAAATAAATATGCACTGCTTGTTTGATTAAAGTTTTTCGTTTTTTAATAATTCTGGATGGTCATATGTGTAATATACCTTGAAAATAAAAGTATATTCATTAATAACATCTCTAATCTGGATGGGCAGCATTAATCTGATTTCGCCAGCTTCTTTTCCTATATATTTTTCAGGGAGCATGGAATGCTTTTTCCATCCATTTCCGATTGTGCTATAACCTATTTTTATACCATCGTCATAATAAACATTAGATGTCGGGGTTGCTAAATCTTCAATTTTGGCACCTTTTATGATTGTGGTAGCTGGTTGGTCTCCTTCTCGTTCGGAGAATTTTGTTCCAACATGCATAATTTTTGAGGATAAACCATCTAATCCTACAAATGCTGCTTCATTCCAAATGATTTTAAGAGAATGATCGGATACATTTTTTAGCATAAAGTTAAATTGCTCTGAAGTACCAAAAATTACAATGTCTATTATGCTGTCGTTATATGAATATTTATCAATCCCATTGTCTTGTATGATTTTTGTGTTACCATATCGATTTGTTGCTTTTTCTGGCTTTTCAACTTTCAATAAAGCTGTCTTATAGCTTCCTTTGAGTGCCTTTTGAAAAGGCGTAGTTTTAACCATTGAATACGGACATTCTATAATTTCCCCAGTTCGTTTATTTTTAACTTTTACATTTATTTCTGCTGTCGCATAATCTTTACCAACTCCCTTTCCTATAAATAGATCAATAATTTCATATTGATCTTTGACCATATCGTGTTGTATTATTTTTCCCATATGAAGTTGTTTGTATTCCTCAAAAGGTTCAGTGAAAACAATGGGCATATACGAAATGAGTGGCCATTGTTTAACTCCGCTCCATATACTAACTTTTACGGAAACTTCTTCATACCCTTTAAATTTAATCTTTCTTTTAGACCCGTTTTCGATAGCAATGATAGAAATTTCTTTATTAGGCTTGTCGTTAAGAGTTATATTTTTAACTGTGACTTTTGATATAGTGTAAGTCTTGCCAATGTAAGATTCATTAAATTTAAATCCAGATTTATCCCATGTTTCTAATTGCCCATATGCGGGGCGCACCGTAAAGCATTTTCCTACATACTGTTGGTATTCTTCTTCTGTCTTTTGTTGATTAAAGCCAAAGTTGGTACTAGTGTTAAAGGCGAAGGATGTAATATGGCTTACTAGTAGTCCAAGCAAAAATAAAATCTTCTTCATAATCTTAATATATTTAGTTTCTAAAATCTCTTTACAGCTCCCAATACTTGAAATATAGTTCTAATCATTCTTGCTGGAAGTTGTTGTGGGGAATACTCTGGTGATTTATTGGATGGGATGAGCGTATATGAATCGTCAGTTTTCCCAGCTCCCAATCTTTTTATAGTGCGCATATCGTTTGTTGTAACGATGGCATACACTTCTCCAAGTGGAAGAAATGATTTATCTTCTATTTTCTTTAATGCTATTATATCTCCGTGATTGATTTCCGGTTCCATAGAATGACCTGTAACATTGCACCAGCAATCCGCATTATTGTATTTTTGAAAATCTATCATATATTCCGGATTTATAGTTTGGTCGTTTAGAATCAGGTCAAAACCACCTATAAAATCTACATTATAATAGGGAACGCCTGTTGTATAGTTGATTTTAGGTTGTTCAGTACCATATTCCAAAATTGGCTCCATTACAATATTCTCGTTATTTTCTTTACGAGACAACATCTCTCCTTCACCAGTAAGAAGCCAGTTTGCATTTACATCTGGGAATTTTGATAAAATTTTGTTGAGTACATTTTTACCAGCACCACGAGATACCCAATTACTTATTGTTTGTGGGCTTTCTTCCATTTTTCTTGCAAAATCAGCTTTTGATTCGCAGAAATGAGAAATAATATCAGAAATTCTTTCACCTTCTGTTTTCATATAAACAATTTTGTGTATATTTGTGTCGGAATCAAGTTGCGGATGATTTCAACTAATTTGTTTAACTATTCCCGTAAGGGACTATATAGGCGACTTAACTTCAAACCGCAACTTTGGAGTTGGTCGCTTTACTTTTATAGTTATGGTAATAATCAATCCTTTTCTATTTGAATCAATGAGAATGCAAATAGAAGAGTCATCTCATACGCCAAACAAAACAATCTGTAAGGATCCATTTAAAGAATCAAACAGGCTTATTGATAATGCAAAAGAATCATACTTCAAGATCTTGAAGGAAGAGAAGCGCGCTATCAGAGAAAGTGCCAATCCTTCCGAGTTTAATCTTTAGTTTCCTTGTGAATGCATCGTCAAACAGTGTATATCCATATCGTGTTTTAAGTTCTTTCAACTGATTAATAACATAATCTATATCTTCCTTATCTTTAGTCTTTTCAGTGGTCTCAAGCATCATGTAAATAGATTGCCTTATATCTGCTATATTTTTTAATTTCATAGCCATGTGTAGCAGGCGTATCTCTATATACATCATAGTTTTTGCTGTATGAATTACATGATGGTCACTTATGTCCTGTAATTTTTCTTCTATTTCATTTTTAAGGTCGTTTTTTAACCCAAAAATGTTATATCCAACCATTACGGCTAATGCTCCTACAACGAAAGAAAGAAAAGCAATCATAGAATCGAATAGAGTCCATGTTACAGGCTCGTATTTGCATAGCCATAGCAATATTGCAATGACACTTAATCCCAGTGCTATCCGCGCTATCCAATTTCTATTTCTGTCTTCTTTCTTCATATTATAATAAGGTATAATCTGCTTTAATAGTTAAATAGTGTTTATATACACATATTTGTTTATATACTATTTGTAGTATACACAAAAACGTGTATCTTTGCATTATCAAATTAAACTGATACAAAGAAACGAAGATTAATTCAGATTTCAAATAGTATAAACATATTAAAATACACGATTATGAGAACAAGAGAATTTTTACACGAAGTAATGAGCCTTGCTTGGCAGTTCGTTAAGCGTAATGGCTACACCATGAGCGAAGCAATGAAGGTCGCTTGGGCTAATTTGAAACTGAAAGGTGAGATGAAGAAGAAGATAGTGAAGTTCTACTTCAAAAAAGTGGATGGTTCTGTTCGTGAGGCATACGGTACACTAAATGAAAAGCTGATGCCTGCCATCACTGGTACTGACAATAGAAAGAAGAATGATACCGTCCAGACTTACTATGATACTGAACGCCAAGAATTCAGATGCTTCAAAAAAGCTAATCTGATGTCAATCGCATAAAAGATATGGACATGAATGCTTACACGATTAACCAGCAGTTGGATAGCCTTTATAAAGATTTAGAGGCTGCCCATAACAATGATGAAGAGGCTGTCTGCCTGATGTTCAATGCTGATAGCAAAAAAGAAGCTATCCAGTTGATAACGGATGAGATAGACAGTTTGGAAGATGCCTTAAAAGGTTTTGAAACTTGTGAAGATGATGGCATGGACTACGATGCTCTATGCCGGGTACAAGGTATCAGCCGATACGCATAATACACGATTATGCAACGCACGACAGCCCTACAGACGGATTGAACGGCAACCGATAGCGAGAATCGGGTAGGGTACTATTGATTGGTTCTTTGACATATTGATACGATAAAAAGATATATTTCTGCGAAGGCACGTAAGCGAAGCCAGTGATGGTGGATAGTGGTGGGTGCAAGTGGAACGGAATTGACACCGATAGCAACCGAGGATAAGCCGACAATGGGCGAATGGTTGTATATGTCTGATGGTGGTAAAGCCACGAAGTTGAAATGATTTTTACTTTCAGCACGCCAATTTGTCTTTAGCGTGGTGAGTATGCTTGGTTAGGCACAAGTATCGCTGAAAGGTCTTATAGTCTGTACTGAACTGAAATAAGGTTCTGCTATTCGATTAGGGTACAGATACTTATTTAAATTTATACGATTATGAAAACAATCCAATTCGTTTTATCTATATTGGTTAGTATATGTGCTGCCGGTATGCTTTACGGGGCTATTACTACTTACAGTCCTATGAAAATATTCTCTATCACTATAATGAGTGTTATATGTGTAGGGTGTGTGTCGCTCATGAGAATAACTTATAGAGAACTTAAAACAGACCACTAAAAAGTAGTCCTATAATCCGGCACAAGGCGCATGGGGATGAGTGCACAATCACCTTGTAAACCAGCTGGGCGGTAATTTATGAAGTAGCATTGTTGGAATGCGTGTAAGCGATTAATTGTTGGTATTAACTTATATTCTAATTTATATATTCATTTAGCTTACAAGAAGTAGGTTCGACTCCTACCTTTTTAACGACATTTTAAATTTATACGATTATGACAGTGGAAGAATTAAGAGGCATGACGCATGAAGATTTAGTAAGGCGTGTGCAGGAACTGGAAGAGGCTAACGAGAAATTAGCTGAAGAGAAAAATACATGGTATAAATCTTGGAGTGATTTGAACCGGAAGTTTGATCATTTCAAGAACGCGGTTAAAAGCATTGTTCTGATAATAGATTAGATATTCGTGTTTTATATTGTGTTTGTACTGGGTGTGCTGTCCGTGAGGATAGTGCACCTTTTTTAATCGGATGGTTAGCTTATCGGTTAGAGCTTCGTGTTGCGCAAACAATTGGCACGATTGAGAGGGGTTCGATTCCCTTACCATCCACGAATCATTAATTAAATTTTACTCTTATGGCAAAAGAACTGAAAGAAAGAACAGAAATCAAGAAAAAGCTGAAAAAGAAGAATGACAGAATCAGCTTTGACTTTAGCGACAAACTTGCCGGACAGCTTCGCAGGTGTACCGCTGATCTTAACAGGCTGGCAAGGATTGATCGGATAATAGACAAGGAGCAAACTTTGTATTCGGTGGACACTAACAGGGAAGCCGGATATATTGAGGTTATTCGCAATTATTAATCAGCTGACTTACACGATTATGAAGAGAGTTTTTAATGAACTTACACCTGAATGCGAGATTACGGCACGAATGTATGCACAAGGGTATGAGAAAAAAGAAATTGCAAACCTCAAATGCCGAGCGGTCAGCACGATAAACAACCAACTGCAAAGAGCTTTTGAGATTTTGAACGTAAGGAACGGCAGAGAACTGGCAACCATGCTATATGAGAGAATAGCTGGTATGAAGTTCACGATGGACTTTTCACCTACTATTAGGTCGGCTGTTGCTTTCTGCCTGTTGTGCATCTTTTCTTTTTCGCTCTATCACGAACAGGGCGATATGAGAAGGGGACGAAGAACGAGAGTTGAACGAATTGAAAGAACTGGACGGTATGGAGGTAAGACTTGAATTATTTGAATTTAAAAATATCTGCATGGACATGGCGGAGCTTGGTGCAGCTGCCAGTGAGAAGAAACGGTCTCCTGTATCTGATGAAATCAAGCAAAGAGAAGCGTTCAGATGGTTAAAGACACTTGGGTATGAACCTAACTTTTTGGAAAAGTTAGAGAAAGAAGGATTGGTGCATAAGAAAAGAAAAGGCTCATCCAGAAATTCTCCTATCATATATTCCAAGTTCGAGATACAATCCGCTATTAATGCTTTTAAAATGAGTAAATATCTGAACAAATAACCCTATAAAATTTACGATTATGTCACTGATTAAGAAAAGTAATGAATTAGTTATCCCGACCACCGTGAAGATGATGATTTACGGTCAAGCCGGAATGGGAAAGAGTACGGTAGCATTGAGCGCACCGAAACCGCTGCTGTTGGACTTCGATAACGGCGTGAAGCGCATGAACATGGCGCACTTGGAGAATATAGACACGGTACAGGTCACTTCATGGAGCGATGTTCAGCAAGTTCTTCAAGAGGACTTGTCCGCTTATCAGACCATTGTAGTAGATACCATCGGCAAGATGATGGACTTCATCATTACTCACAAGTGTGGAACCCGCCAGCCGTCCATCCGTGATTGGAGCGGTATCAATGCAGAGTTTTCATGGATGACACGAACACTTTCGGGGCTTAACAAGCACATCATTTTCGTTGCCCATCGCGACACAAGAAAAGAAGGTGATGATACGGTGTTTATCCCTGCCTTGCGTGAAAAATCCTACAACTCTATCGTTACTGAACTGGATTTGCTCGGTTATCTTGAAATGAAAAGCGAAAGAGGCGTCCAAAGACGTACTATCACTTTTGACCCAACTTCAAGAAATGACGGTAAGAATACTTGCAATCTTCCTTCAGTGATGGAAGTTCCTACCATCCTTGACAAGAATGGTAATCCAACCGCAAAGAACGACTTTATCACCGCCAAGATAATCAATTCGTATTTGGGTATGCTTGCTGCCAAGAAAGAGGCACAGGAAAAGTATGATAAAGTTATTGAAGAGATAAAAGAACAGATCGAACTTATTACGGATGCGGAATCTGCCAATAATTTTATCGCGCAAATAGATAACTTTGAGCACGTTGGTTCTTCAAAGCAAATGGCGGCAAAGTTGGTAGCTAACAAAGCGAAGTCTTTGAATCTGAAACTTAATTCAGAAAAGAAATATGAACCAGCAGCCTAAATATCGTATTTACGCAACGCTTCTTGATGCCTTTGGGGCATATCTGAATAGTGATGTGATTTGGGATAAGTACTGGGGGTGGTCAGAAAATCCACCCCATACTCCTGAAGAATTTCACGAACAACAGTTTCAAGAACTGATAGACCGGATTAACCGCAAGCCATTCGATAGCGAAGCGGCAGACCGTGGCACGGCTTTCAATGAAATCATTGATTGTATGATTGAGAACCGTAAATCTTCTATAATGGAAATTAGCAAGGCATATCACGATGACGGAAAACTTTACGGGATAAAAGCTGTTTACAACAATCGCACTTTCACTTTTCACATTGACCTTTGCCGCGAGTTTGCCAACTACTACAAAGGAGCATTAACCCAACAAAGAGTAGAAGCCATCTTGCCTACTGCATACGGTAGTGTATTGGTTTATGGTTTGATTGACGAACTGATGCCTACCAGTGTTCACGACATCAAAACAACCGGTAGTTATACCGTGGGAAAGTTCAAAGATCACCACCAGCATTTAGTTTATCCTTATGCTCTTATGCAGAATGGGTCGGATGTACGGACATTTGAGTATAACATTGTAGAGTTCAACAAAGGCGGTTATGTGGTAGATACCTATACAGAAACATACGTTTTCAATCCTGAACGTGATATTCCTATTCTTACTAATCATTGTGAGGAATTTATCCGGTTTTTGGAAGAAAACAGAAAATTGATAACTGACACTAAAATCTTTGGAAATGAATGATGGAGTTTATTTTGGCGAAAATGGTAACGAGGTAATCGTAATCAATGGATTTGAATACTCCCGAGAAGAATTTGATTCCCTTGTGGATATGTGTGGAGATTGCAATATGTAATAAAAAGAACCAGTAATATTAGGTTATGGCAAATCAAATAACCGGACGGATAACCGAAATCGGACAAACTGTTCAAATACCATCCAAAAATGGTGGTTCCTCGTTTACAAAACGGGAGTTTATTTTAGATGCTACTACTTACGACCCTTATACGGGAGAGCGTAGCGAGTATGAGAATGTTATTCCCTTAGAGTTTTCAGGCGATAAG